TTGAAAGCCAAAAGAAGACGGTAGAAGAAGTCCACGACGAAGTGGTGCCTGAAAATCGCCTAGAGAGTGGGCGGCCCCTGGGAGGCGAAACCCGGGAAGCAAGCTCTCACGAAGAAGAAGGTAAATTATTTCTTTGCTCAGAACTCTTAGACGACGAAGTTAGCGAAAGCTCAGCGTCCGAAGAGAGTGATGATGAAGAATTTAAGGAAGCCTTCAAAACTGGTAGAGTCAGGTATTTGATACGTAATAAGATTTGTACTCACAAACATACCATCATGAAATGCGCATGCATGGCAATGATGAAGTTTGAAAAAGACAAATATTATTACGACTCAAGTATGCTCGACGATTTAGCTGCAATAACTCTCGAATTGAGACTACGCGACATCTCCATCAAGTATCGCAATGTAGATCCCATCGAAAAGTATGGCAAACACCATGCTGTTATTGTAGCTTTGACAACCAAGGATCGCAAACTCGTTTGTGATCCGGCTATGGAACGACCCCGCTTCTTATCTTATTTATATGAGATAAGAGAACAATTTAATTGTTACACTGACTTTGGACAGAAAGAACATATGAGTGAAATTGTATTTGAAGCACAGTCTTTAGGTACACTCTTTACTTCTATGCTCGAATATGTGAAGTCTTTTATGAGCAAGACGGTAGTAACTCTTCATGACACCGTTTCTGGTGTTATTCAGTACTTGTTTGATAAGTTATCCTCACTGTTCGGAATAATTTCCGAAACTTTGAGTTTAATATTAGACAAAATAATGAATAAAATCAGAGATTGTGTCATTTTGATTTTCGACCCGTTGAGATTTGTAAAAGATTCCATTGAAAATCCAAAAACAACAACTTTAATAGCAGTCGTTTGTGTCATTTTGGTTATGGTTTTTATTGATGTGTTAGGAATACTAACATATAAATTAGCCACATCCATGATTGACCGAATGATCACCTATTTTAGTGACAATTATGTTGCTCAGGGCCCATCTACAGATGTTGTTGGCGGCGTTGTAACGCTAATAACACTCATCTTGGGATTGACCCGATCTGACTTTGAGACGCTATCAAAGAAGGCAAGGCAGTTTACTCAGTTGGTAACAGCTGGGTTTGCTATGTCTAATTTGTTAGCAGCCACATTCTTGATCTTACCTGTTGTGTTACAATCAGCTTTAAAACATAAGTTTGGTACACAACAGGATAAAGACCTTGAATTAATAGAGGATTGGTTACAGCGGTCAAATGCTGTCATCCGACTTCGAAAAGTGACTAAAGTTTTAACCTCAACTGACTATTTATCATGGTTAACTACCTTGGTAGAAGAGTCAAAAGGATTAAAACTTAAGATCAAGTCACAAATAGTTGCAAATTTATTTGTAAGGAACTTAGTTTCTATATCAGAAATTTTGCAAATATTAACCAAATTTCATGAGAGTAACTCTTCAAGAGATCTCCCATTTAGCATTCATTTTGCAGCGGCGCCTGGTGTAGGTAAAACGCTAATATCTGATGCTTTTTGTAGAGAAATTTTTAAGGTTTCCTCTCATGAAATTTACACCGTCACGATAAGTGATGAGCACTGGAATGGATTCCTTGGTGAAGGCCATAAAGTAGTCGTTTTCGATGAATTTTTGGTTGGATCCGCAGAACAAAGGATGAAGTTTGCTTTGCAATATCTCGAACTTATTAGTACCAAGTCTTATGCACCTCCGATGGCTAGTGTTGACGACCCTTCAGTGGGTCTGAAAGGAACTAGAGCGGAACCGCATGGAGTCCTGACTATTAATAATAACACGTATTTTTCAGTGTCTGGTATAAGAAACGAGGCACTACTTAGACGACGAAATTATGTTGTAAAAATAGAAATACGAGACGAATTTAAAAAATTCGTTATCGGAAACTCTTTACAACTTGATAAGTTATCTGAAGGACAAATACGTAATCTTGAGTGGATGAAGTTCGCAATTTTACCAGCAATGGCTAATGAAGGAACACCAGTTGAAGACCTCAGCTATAGTGATCTCATTTCCATTTTAAAACCTGCTTACGAACGCCACCAAGATACGTGTAAACTGATTCGAGACAGTTTACGGGATGATGTTCCATTGGAGAAACCACCATCTGTCCTTTTAGAGGAAACTCTAAGAGAACTACGTGGAATCCCCAATGAACCACTATCTGTAACTGATGCACTTTTCCAAATCTTCTCTGATACCAAAACTTTCTTTGGTTTCAAAGCTCAGGGACCCAAAAAAGATTCTAAACAGCAAACAATGGACAATCGCTCGATAGAATCAGATTTGAAGTACTTGAAAAACCAACTCAAGAAGGTAAGGAAAGATACATCAGTGGAAAGGGTGGAAGAAATCATTATTAGGTGTTTAAACAAGTTACAAACACTTGAAAGCTTATATGACGACGAACAATCAATTAGAAGATGTAATGAAATACGTCTAAAAATTGATTCAATATGTCTGAAAAATAGGCTTGAGAGATATGTAACTGGTGCAAGCACATCTAGTAGTGAAGTTTTCCATTCGATGGATAGCGATTCTGACGACGTTTTAACGTCTGACGAATCAAATGTTATCCAGAAGGACCTAATTTCCTATGTCGATCACAGTAATGTAGACTGTACTAAAATCCATCGACATAAGTGCTTGGGTTCAAGAAGAGTACCACTTTGCTACAGCGACGGGAGACCGGCCGCTGGACCAAATGGTGTTCCACTTACTGAGAAGGTGATGTGTGGTAGAAACTTTGCCCATAAACATGTTTCTACTGTACATTCTTTCTTATGTAAGGAATGCGTCGAAAATGGACGCGTTGAGGATTGGGACCTTATTCACGGAGGTTCTTCCTTTGGTGAACCTGACCAAAGAATTCCTGATATTATGCCAACCCATTATGATATCGTCTATGAGGGCGAATCAGAAGAGTTTCGGCAGAAAATCAGGAAGTTTTGGACAGATGTAGCTATGGACAAGTTTTTGTCCTATGGAAGAACTCCTGTGATAGTTCCACTACCTGATGGCAACATCTATGGGCTACCTCATGTTGAAGTAGGATCTGGCTTTGATCTTTTGAAAACTCATGCCAGGACCGTTTCAAAATGGGTTGCCTTATTTGTTTTAGTTTGGTCGGTCAAACGATTCTTCCGTAAGAACGAGGAAGATAACCAAGAAGAGCTCTGTTTTGCACAGAGCCCTAGAACAAATAGAACAACAGTTGCCAGAGCCAGAAAGGGACATGCCTATAGGTCTGCCTCAGGTCAGTCTGGAAGTAAACAATTTTACTTTAAGATCGATGGAGACAGATATTTGGGCACGCCAATTTCTGGACAAATTTTCATGACGTATTATCATGCATTTATACGTGATGGAAAAATCATTCCAGATGGAACACCAGTTGAGGTGCACTACGATGGAAAGAAAGGCATTTTTGCCTTTAATTCAGAGCTTGTAAAAGCTGACGTAGAGCACGACATTGCTTTTGTAATGTTTTCATGCAAACAAATTTCCCAGTTCCCTAAGATATCATCTCAGTTTTGGACTGATGATGATGTCGAAGGTTTCCGATCAACTTCTGGATGCATTACTGTAGACTCTCTTCCAAAATACATCACTGTTGCCAAAGCTAATAATAAAAATTATAGCTATGGTGAAACAAAGGTGGAAATGGATCAGTGTCTTATGTATAAGTATCCTACAGTTAGAGGAGATTGTGGTAGTATAGTTCGTTCACTCGGACAATACTGCCCCAATAAAATTCTGGGAATGCATGTTGCTGGTGGTTCCAACGGTTACGATCACTTTGGTTTGTCTGTGATTGTAACTAAGGAAGATATAGAAAGAGCTCTTGAGTCTTTCAACGGAGGAGACTTGGTCGTACCTGACGACCTAGTCTTAACTGTTGAAGGGCCAGAAGTTGCAGAGGAGTTCCGAAGAATGCGCATAGAAATGCCATTCGACGGACCAAATCTCGACGGAGTTGTTCCTATCCCCCCTGAGGAGGTTGTTTATCAAATTCGTAAATCGAAGTTGACAAGATCAATCTTATCAGACTGTCTTCCTGTGGAAGCAAAAAAATGCATGCCTTTGTTATCACCAAGGGACCCACGTTTAGGAGAAAATGTGGGAGAAGATCCCTTGATCAATATGGTTAATGATACCCTTTCAATTAGCCATAATGAATTGCAACCCGACCAGTTGCAATCCATTGATGAGATAACAGAGGAGGCCCTAAAAGATTGGAATGACAATCTTATATGGCCTGTTGGCAAAAGACAACTAACTTTTGTTGAAGCATTAGCTGGAATACCTGGAAAGCTATGTTCAATGAAGGTTGCCACATCACCTGGATACCCTTTGTGCAAGGTATCTAGGAAGAAAGGAAAGAAGGACTACTTCTGGTTCGATCAGAATGGTGACTTGGAATATTGTCCAGAGTTCCGGAAACAAGTCGAAGATGTAAAATCTAGACTTGAAAAAGGAGATCTTGACAATAGACGATTCATTGCCTTTTTGAAAGACGAAGTAGTAAGTCCTTCTAAGATTAGTGAACGCAGATGTAGAGTTATCTATTGTGGTGATCTTGTTGCAAATGTTGCTTATCGTATGATTTATGGTTCCTTCATTATTGCTTTTAACATGTCTAATGCAACGACATGTTCATCAGTAGGAATGAACCAATACTCTCACGATATGCATAAAATTTATGATTACTTGCGCGAAGTTGGAGACAACTTTGTAGCAGGGGATTATAAAAATTTTGACAAGAGAAGCCACCCCGATATCTTTACAGCTGCCTATTACATTACGTCGAAGTTGACAGAAGGTTTAACGACTCCTGAAGCTGATGAAGCATTCGTAAAACAACAACGAACATCACCAGCTCAAATTGCAAACTGGTTAGTCTTCTTCAAGCAATCACAGTTTTCAGGTCTATTCTGGACCACTATCATTGGATCAATTGCTGCAGATTTGTATATTCGCTATGTGTTTTCCCGTTTATGTCCCTTTTTGACATTTAAGGAAAACGTAAGAGCGAAGATACTAATCGATGACCACATTTGGTGCTTCAGTGATAAGTGTAAAGAATTTATGACACCGTTTAAAATCAGAGACTGTTTGGCCACTATAGGACAAGTATATACTTCAGATGTTAAAACTGAACCATTAAAAGATGAATTCAGAACATTTGAAGAGATTACTTTCTTAGGTGCTCACCCAGTCCTTGTAAACGGGAAATACTGTGGAGCTATGAAGAAGGATACCCTTTATGAAACCTTGCATTGGACTCGTAACAAAAACCTTTCAATTATCGACGAGTGTAAGACTGTCATGGAGCTGAGTGCTGCATGGGGTCCTAAGTTCTATAAACAGTTCTGTACAGATATAAACAATGCTTTATTCTGTGCGGGATATGAAATGTTGAACTTACCATCCCATTCACACATGGCCCGTGTCATCGCTAATCGCACAGCCACTTCTGGAGCTGACTTTCCTTATGGGTTTGTTGCTCAAGGTCCCGAAAAATCCATCGTACAAACTGGAAACAGTATGATCGTTGAAGGGACAATGAACAACTTACCTAATAAGGGACTCATTCAAAAATCTATGAATGAGGGTGAAGCAAATCTAGTTTATGGTACTGAATCAAAAATCTTGAGGACGACATTCAAATGGACGACATCCGATGTTGTTGGAAGCAAGATATGGAGTACAGATTTGCCATTCGGACTATTAGCATTGGGAGATCCTACAGGTCGCACTCTTCAAAATATGCCTTTTGAACATTTCCAGTTTTGGGAAGGTGACGTAACAGTCACATTCCTATTAAATGGAACTATTCAACAGAGCGGTTTGTTGATTGCGTACTTTGTACCTCTCGCTGCTTATGAAGTCGAATTGGCTAATGTCTTTACTCTGTCTCATGTTTTAATGCAACCCGATAAATCGGCGGAATATTCCATTACAATTCCATTCAAGTATTTGAGAACAGTTATAAATACACAAGCTAGAGATACAGAGAGTTTAGGCACTCTGTATGTAACACCAGTTTCTTCCTTGAAGACTGGACCAACCCAAGATGCTGACGAAGTCAATATCTCAGTTTTGTCCAGTTTCCCAGGATCAAGCTTCAGAATCCCAAGGCCTTTGACAACAGTTACAAAGCGTAATGAGAAATACGTCAACGCTTATGGAAATCGCGAGATTCCGGATATTGTTAGCTTTGAGGGACCATTTGAAGCTCAGGGTAATTCGCAGTCGAATTCGGTACAGAACGTCTACCAAGTAGGCGGTAATATGCCGATTCAAGAATTATCTGTGGGCACAACAGGTTCCGCAACGCAAGACATATCTCCGGATGTTTCTATTCCATTCCCTCTTGACAATCCTCCATTATGCTCAGGAGCTGTCCCAGTCGAACAGGCCTTTCCAGGTATGGCGGTGTCTAATGGCGTGAGACCAACTAGAGATCTGCAACTTTATCCAGCAGCTCTATCACGCCAACAGATGGAAATTTTCGATCCAGCAGAGACAAAAATTGAAGCTCTCTTGGGTAAAAGGTGTTTATTGACAACAATTAAAGTTGATTCAGGGCAACCTGCTTCAACCGAATTGTTAAATATAAACCTTAATACTCGTATGGGAGTTGCAGAGGGTACAGGAATTCCTGTTAATGTTGTTGTTTTGAATAAATTCATCTTTTGGAGATGTGACATTGAAATTGACGTTGTTGCCGTAATTACAAAATTCCATTCTGTAAGAATACAAATGGTTGTAGCTTATGGCGCAGCTGATGTTTTGGCAGGTGATAGGAATATCAATCTGTCAAAGATTATGTCATTTAATCCAGCGGATGATATTGGTGCCAAATATACCGATTCTCTCACTATTCCTTATAATGCTCAAACTGAGTTTTTAAGGACTTATGAGGGGGATTCTGTAGTGGACCCAATTCAAAACTATTCATTAGGAAGACTTGCTATTTATTTGCAAAATATGTTAGTTGCACCAGATACAGTTTCCCCAGAAATTGATATTTTGACCTTCGTGAGATTTACCAATCCAAAAGTAGCAGTACCTAGACCGAATTCTCCATTCACATGGAATGGATATTTGGAATACAATAATGCTGAAACTTGGAAGATGCAAGGAGCCGGGTTTGGTCAAGATGCCAGAGTAATCAACGGAGTAGATCCGACGCTTCCTTCTGGTGTTTTAATACCTAAAACCCGACTAAATTTTATCAATGGTATACCTCCCGTGGGACAGTATTATCAATGGGGTGACAACTCGATTACTTTGGTTTTCAGAGACGTGACGTTTTCCCAAACAGCGTCTCTGAAGTTCAGAGTTACTAGTGTTGTTATACTAGCTGATGCTAACATAGCCTTCAATTTGGATGAAACATTTAGCAAACCTTCATGGGCTACTAATAATTACATCTTATTAGAAACTATCCCATGGATCCTGTCAAATGTTCCTACCTTTGCTCCGCCCCCTTTGACCGTAGACGACAGCGACATCAACTTTTTGGCACAAGGCCCCGAGGTTGATGTGACTGACGACTCCGAGAATAAGATGGCGGTTGAGTTCGAAAAGGATACTGGAACAACTCTGACTAACACCGAGTCAGATCATCGACGAAATCTTCCTTGTAAGATTGAAATTGGCCAGAAGTTTGAGTTTTGTGTGACCGACGTTCATGAAATTTGTAGACGCTACATTCGTGTAGCTCCAGTGAATAATGAATCATTGGATCAGTTTGCTGTTTTTAGCTTTACCATCAATCAACAGCAGACTAATACAAATTGCTTGAACATCGGAGTCCAACCACAAAATGAATGGCGAGCTCTTTATGCTGCCTGGGCAGGCAGTGTGAAGTTCCGCATTTTCAAACATCAAGGCGGACTACCACAAGTAGTCTTTGTTCCGTATTATAATGCCGACACCACCACCCCAGGCATACCAATCATCGATGCATTTAAGGGTACCACATTTGTGTACAATGAAACAATGTTAAATTCTGACACTGCAATAACTGGACCGTTAGCTAGAGAAGTTATGTATCCGATCTCTGATCAGAGATACATTGACGTATCATGCCCGTTCCAATCGCATTACAACTTCTGTTATAATTCGAAAACACAAGATATTGCTCCAGTTAGTTCTGGTACATTGACAATTTTGTATACAGGTGAGGAACACTTGGAAATTTTTACCGCATTTGGTGATGATTTACGCTTGGGAATTTTCCGACCACCACAGGAAACAACTTTTAACATGGCTGTGTTTAGAGGTGGAATAGCGGGATTCTTCAACCCGCCTATTCCTGCCACTAAACCTAGGCCTTCTGTGAGTGATCAACAAACGTCCTGCTTTGCCCAATAGCAACAATTACAAACTAGGTAGAACAGATTTATGATCCGAAGATCGCTGAGCGCAGTTCGGCTGTGATCGCGAAGTAAGACACGATCTGTGTAGAAGTTTTAATTGTTATTATTGTTCATGAACGTTGCAATCCGTTTGATATCAATTGGCGATATTATTCCGATTGTGATTAATTAATTTTAATTTAAG